AGATTACTCTCCGATGATTACGAATCCATTCGGAGCCTGACCGGCTGTGGTATCTGTAGTTCCATCGAAATCTGTGTAAGACTTCGCTACAACACCAGTAGCCATATCAAGACCATCCGGATTCAGGTAGAACTGCTCTTCGTCTGCATCCTGGAAGCCAAGAACAAGACGACCATCAGTTCCCGCACCTGTGTCATCAGTTGCGTCATCAAAGATTGCAAGATAAGCATCCTCGGTGTCTGTTGCGGGTTTCTTGCCCCAAACCGCAAAGATCTTACATGCACCAGCTACAAGAACCTGTCCACCAGCCGCTTCAACTGAAGTGCCTGTGAATGGAAGGAATTCTAGATCTGGATTACCCTTGTTCGCTGCGAGATACAGGAATAGTGACTTTAGAGCATAAAAAACACCTGGGTTCTTTGAAAGCTCTAGACAACGCTGTCTAACTCTGCCTGCTGATTCAGTACTAACTGCCATTTTTGTTTTCCTATTTCCTTTTGTCCCCTGAGGAGTAACAGAGCCAATGCCTCATAGGCGGGGCATGGATCGCCTTGGACTACTATAGTCCTACTTGGTTTTAAGTAGAGGTCCGTGAACGTAACCTTTGTTTGGTGTCTTCGGAGAAAATACGGTTGAACGAAGTCCTTGTTTCATCTTATAGTATCGAAAAGCATCTCTGGTAAGATACTCATTGCGTTCATCAATTTCAGAAGCTTTCTTAAGCTCTTCAGCTTTTTCTTGTGCCTCTATCATCTGATTAACTTTCTCAGCACCGCCCATTCTGTGTGGAGATCTACGACGTAGTTCTTCAAACATAAACGGATTGTCCCAATTAGCTGTAGCTATAATTGTAGTTACAGGAATTAAGCCATAGGAAGCAAGCATCTGGGTATCACTCTCTTTGAAGAGCATATCCTTTACAAACTCCTCCTTAAGACTTAAGGGACGACGCTGAGCAAGTCTATAGAAGAAACCCTGGCGGGATGGAACCACTGCAAGTGAATTATCAAAATCCCATAATGCCTGTAACCACCACTTTGGCGGACCAGCCAACTTAAACCTGTTTATATCAGGGTAGTAGTTATTCATTGGGCTCTCTTATGGATTGACAAACCCAGAATCAAATGCGGGAAGTCCGCCCTGATCCTTACGTGGATTATATAGACCGTTGCTCTTGATTGTTGTTACCTCATGTGCATCCGCTGGAAGCATATGCCTATCAAGTAACTCTACTTTATCAGATTGTTCGATGGGATCAATATTATCACCCTGCTCTACAATTCCAATAAGTGACTCCTTCTGAAGTGTATAAGGATCTTCTGTTCCCATAATAGGATTCTGTTCCTTAAACTTCATAGCCTGAATTTCCGGAAACTCATGCCTACCCGGAGTAATCTTATACTGTCTACCATCCCACGTTCCGTTAAGTGTCTTCGATGTCCGATTAACTAAAGTTACATACTGCATAAAAGTTCTCTACTTATTTAAGTCTAATTTACCTAAGCTTAATTAAAGAAAAGAGTAGGGGAGTCTAAGCTCCCCCACTCAAGTTAGTTATTAGCTACCAGCAGCACGCTGGACAACTAGTGCCTGACCAGTGATTCCGTCAAGGCGAGCACAGAATGCGGGGTACTCTAGGAAGTACTGCTTACGCATACGATACCATGCCTCAAAAGCATCACGAGCTGCTGTTCCTGTTCCTACGCGGACAAGGATATCTCCGTCCTCATCAGCCCACTTACCGGGCTCTGAAACATACTCCTTAAATCCACCATTCTTCAGGTCAAGGAACATCATTACATCAAGCGGGAAGTCACGAACTGCGCGAACAGGTGTATCTCCAAAAGGAATATCACCCTGCTTGAACGCAACTGTTCCAGCATCCGGCTTCAGTAATGAAGCAGCCATATACCGTCTATCAGCATCAGTTAGCTGAATCATCAGACGCCGTGTGCTGTGATGACATAGGATAATGTCAATCATTCCACCAAGCTTCTGGTTGACGATATCAGATACCCTCTGAATCAGGTCCGTTGAAATAGCTCCTGTTGAAGCTGTAACATAAGAACTATACGCCGGGATAGTTGTTCTATCCAATCCGAAGTATGTTGATCTGTATGTTCCATCATCTACAAGGGCCATTAGACCATGCCAAGCGTGCTCATATGAAGTATCAAGAATATCTGATGTACTTGACGAAGCCGCCTGAACAATATAGTCATTGTCAGCCCAACCAGTGTGAGTTGACGAATCAACTGTAATCTGGTTTCCACCATTATTTACTGAAACAACCTTATGAACTGTACTACGTAGTTGGCCTGTTGAAGGATTGACGGCTCCAACATACATTCCAGCAGAGATAAATCTGTTGCCGAAATTGTCATTGGTAATACCAGCAGGAGCATCTACATCAATTGTAGTTCCTGAAGGTGATTCGTCAACTAGAGCAAGAACACCGCGTCCATCAGACGATAGTGCATACTCATCTCTACGGGCCATATCGTTGATGATATACTGCATCTCTGACTTACGAGCTGATACGAAGGCACCCTCATTAGAGCTTGAATCCTCCATAACTTCCCATGTAAGTCTGATTCGAGACATCAGCTTCTTCTGGTCAACGAACATACGTGAGTAGCCCTGCTGTCCAGCATCCGCGAATGCTGAATCTTCACCAACGAACATCGGTGAGATGTTACGTGTAGTGTGAGCTAATCTAACAATCTCTCTTCCACGGAAGGGAGACTTCTCTGTCTTGATAAGATCTCGAAGTTGATTCTTATCGTTTACGCCTTCTGCAATACCGTCTTCAAGGACATCCTTAAAAGCGGCATCATAGGCTTGTCTATCTGCACCCATTTATTTTACCTATTAAAAAGTCCGATTATTCATTACGGACTTGATTGAATCTAGCGAAGGCCATTCTTCCTAATTCGTCGAGATCCTTAGGCTTATCTGCTGGAGAGGAAACAATTCCACTCGCAGGAGTATCCTGAACAAATCCCTGAGGAGCCCTATTAGCTGCATTAGCTACATTAGCTCTACGAGCCGGGTCGATAAAGCCAGATTGGAACGCTCTCCAGAAGTCGTCCACAAGTGTAGGATCACTTTCATATCTCGCCACAAGTTCTGGTGAGGACTGAACAAAGCCAGTAAATGTCTGATGAAGCATTCGCTTAGACTCAACTGGAAGTTGACCTCCCATTGAACCCTCAGCTAGCCTAAACAGCTTATCCATCTGCTGACCCGCATAGCTTGACCAATAATGATTAGTCTGACTATCAAGATCTCCTGCACGCTCCATCAGCTTTTCAAGATCTCCATACTTAGACTCTAGTTTTGCTAGACTTGGAAAGATCTTAGCGAACTGTTGTCTAACCACATCTTCTTCTGACTGATTTTGTGGAGTAACTCCTACTAAAGCTTGAAGCTGTGCCTTTACTCTCTGAAGCTCACCATCATACTGAGACTTCATTGTCTGAATATGCTGTTGCATCCGCTCATTTGCCTGTCTTTCAACAGCCTCACGAGTTTCGCGGAGTCTCCAAGAAGGAACCATAGCCTCAGCACCTGTCGCTGGTGCCTGCGGTGCAGCATTGGGTGTCGCACTTGCTGCGGGTGCGGGCGAAGCGTCCTGTGTCGCCGGACTAGGCGTATCATTTCCCATTGGTGTCGCAGTGGGATTCTGCGAATCGAGATTAAAATCGTCTGACATACACTCTACCTTTGATTTCGCGGTTAGTTCCGCGAGAGTGTCCCCTAATGTGGGGACGTTACACCGAATACTTCCTAAACGACGCGATTCGGATTACGCAGGCCCCACATTAGGACCAATTTCAGAGTTTCCAGACGGTAATCCGCCTAGAGACGCTGAATTCTGATTGCTATTCGACATTGCCAAGCCTCCATCAGCTCCAGCAGCCCCAGGAGGGGCCTGTTGCGTGGCTGGCATCATCGCAAAGCTAAGTTCTTGTAAATGAAACATAATAAACTGCTCTAACTGTGGGTTTTGAGCAATTAATTCCCTCATTCTATCTGTATTAAGCCACTTAATCCGCTCTGTCCAGTGAATCTGGGGGTCAAACCAAGGCTTTACAACCAATGGAGAGGGTCCCTGAGGATTCTGAGCCCACCTTTCGAATGTATCTTGTATCTGAAGAGCAGCCTGCACATGATAATTCATGGTTGGGATGAGATCAGACAATCCAAAGTCCGAAAGAAGGGCAAAGCGTTGGTCTGGATCTTGAGGATTCAGTAGTCCAAGCTGATTTGCCTGTTCAATTGCCGCTCTTTTGCCTAATGCAGTCTTCGGCATGTTGCTTCCATCCTCTAGGATGAAGTTTAACTGCCCCTGAAGCTGTGCATTCTCGAAATGCTTGAACGTATAGCCCTTGTTAGGACCTACAATCGTCCAAACTCTCTCATTTGGGCCATATTGACGCTCAAGTTCTATAGCAATAGCAAACCATCTACGATACATTTCACCCCTAGCTTGAAAAACAGAGGTAAAACGTGACTGTGAACGCTCTACAAGGAGTTGGAGGGCCGAGAAAGCTTCAACACCCGTAGGTTTTTGTCCTTTAATGATGTCAAAAGCACCTGAAAGCTCCTCAATATCCTTAAGAATCTGTCCTCTGAGCATCTGTAGAGACTGTGGAACCTCAACTCCCTGAATTCTTTCAGGTTTAGCCTGCCCTCCAGCCGCAAGAGGATTCCATTTCATAATAAGACCGGGCTCACCACTGAAATGTTCGACTCCTGCACCTTCTGGGACAAGCCAGATCGGGTTTGCCATTCTCTGAATAATAAGCTGGATGAGTGAATCAATCTGATTTAGCTGATCCTGCTTCTGAATAAGAGGAGAAATGGCCGATCTTCCTAGAAGTCTGCCTCCCACATGCTCATATTGTGCGTGGACGAACGGAAAAATCGGTGTTCCGTTGACATCCTTCGCAGGAAATGCACCCGGAAGGTTCTCATTTGGAAGGTCTAGAATAAGTGGATCTGATTCTCCAGCTACCCTGAACACTAATCCTTCTGGATATTCAGGGGTTGGCTTCATCCATACCTCATACTCTGTAATTCCCTCAACTGTTTGGTTCGTTGAAGTGGGCATGAAGGAGTAGGAAGAACCTACGCCTAGGTCATTTGCAGTTGCTAGGGCTTTAAAAAGCTGTAGAGAACGATCTTTGGGAGTTTTTTCCCAAGAAATTCGACCTACCAGTTCAGGAGCATTGGCTTCGTACCAATGCTTATCGCGCCATCTAACCCTAATCAGGTATGGAATATCGTCCCATCTGGTTACATTACCGGGGACTGAATATTCAAATGGACTTAAAGCTGTGGTTTTACCCTTACCGAAAGAGATCCACTCACCTGCTGGCGAACCATCTGGGTTTGTTGCGGGTTGAAATTGAGAACTACCGCAGTTTGGGCATGCGTTATTTGCTTTAATAATAACTTGTGGATCTGAAACCTGCCCACAAATAGAACACTGTTCATTTGGAACGAACATTCTATTTGATCGTCGATCAAGATCCCATCCTGCGTAGAGAACCGCATTACCTGTCGCAATTAACCAGAAGTCAGCCTCACGCATAACCTGATCCATTAGATGTTCCTCATGAACTAGAGGAGCCATCTGATCTACGATCTGGGCTGCCGCTACGCTCTTTGGATCATTACTAATAGGACGGGCTTTTACGCTGAGATTAATAGCTGCGAGATTTGTTCTAATAGACTGTAGAGTTTCGGCCATCTTATTGGTGACCGGACGTGGAATCCACTTGTGAAGTCTCTTGTCGACCCATTCCCTACGGGAAGGGTTAAATGAGATCCACTGTCTATTCAGGATGTACCAGATGTCTCTAGTCCACTCTTTCTCGTGGATCCACCTGTTATCCATAGATTCTTTCTTGAACCTGTTGAATAATTCTACGAGCTTCTTTTTATTATATGGATCGGGAGCAAGTAATTCCTCGATGGAGGCACCAGATAGATCTGTTCCAACCGCAGATAAGCTATGTGTCTGTGATGGATCACTCATCATTTCTGGCATATCTAACCTTCATAAACTGGAAGACCATGCTTTCTTGCATTTTCGTCTCCCATATCTTCGAAGCTAAAGTCTTCTAATACTGTTGAGCCAGTACCAAATGTAGAGGCTTTAGCAATTTCAGGAGTAGGAACCCTAATTCCATACGCCTTCTCCATCAAAGCTGTCCGCTCAAACTGGAGTGTATTAACCTGCATACGCAGCCAATCTAACATGATTGCCGTACGGATGTTTTCATCCCGCAAAGAAGCACACTCTGCACGGGTCTTAATTAAATCTTCTTTGAGAATATCTAAGCTTTCTTTAGATACCTTAAACCAATCCGTAACGCTTTTACTTATCCACACCGTTTAAATCTCCAATTAAGTCCAATAAAGCCTAACGCCTGCGATGGCTGCTCCCGCTGTAAGTCCGATTGCTGTAACAGAACTGTCAAGGGCTAGTGTTGTTGGATCAGTATTGTGAATCCTGACTCCAGTATCTCCAGTCACTCCCTTAACAATTATAGAATCCGTGTTGCCGGTAGGGGGTTTAATAGTTATTGCTACAGGAGTTGTTCCTCCGTCTGGAACAGTAATAGAATTAAATCCAGAAGATAAATCAGTAATTTCAACTGATCCAGGACTTGCAGCATTAGAAGCTGCCTCTACAACCTGAGTTCCAACAGTGTCTCCACTGTATACAATTGTGGTCTTTCTAGTAGCTGTTACTGACATTCTTTATAACCAGAAGTCTCCGACTACTGAATCGGGCTCCTCTTTAAATTTTTCTGTTCTACGGACTCTTTCAATTACCCACTTCATATCATCTGGTAATTTAGAAATATCACGTTCTTTGGTTTCTTCAACTTTAATTTTTGGAAGAATCGGCCAAGTCATAACAGCATAACGAACGCAATCGGGCAGTTCATCATTCTTCTTATAGACCTGTTCTTTCTTGGATTGTCCGTCCTTGGTTGTATTATCGCTCCATCGAAGAGCTTTCATCTGCATGACAGTTTTAGGAACCATCGGCTCATAGAACCAAAGCTGATTACTGTGTAACCAAGTCTTTACTCTTTCAATTCCAGCTACCTGATTGTTTTCTGATTTCTGCGGATAAATCTTATGCTGAGCGAGTTCAAGCATTGCTTGACGCTCATTCTTATTGATTCCCCACCGAACAGAATCGGAACCTGCGGCCAGCCGTAGGAGATTCGGAGCGTGCTCTACGAAGGACTTATCGCGCTCTAGGTATTCTCCTATAGCAACCAGTCCGTTTTCCGTAGAAACCAATTTGACGGCTCCAAAGGGGTGATCTGCTCCGGTGTCGATACCAATCGTGATTGGTCTATCAGCATTGATAGCAGGCCACTCTGGAATGAGATGTTTGATTTTATCTTCAGATCGAATGATCTGGGGGTCTAAGAGGGTCCCATAAACTGCACCTGTGAAGGTTACGAAGTCTGCTTCAAACTCCTGCCGATACATAAGATCAGGCATGAGCTGCTTCTGCTGAGCAAGGAATGCTCGACCTTCATCAGTCTGGAAAGCAGGCCCATCAGCTGACCGAGCGTGGAGTCCCCAGAATCCTGGGATATTATCTACAGCCGGTTTATAAAGACGTTCATAGACCCAATCATAACCTCGTGGAGAGGTTGTAAAGAATGCGACTCCCTGTCTATCACCAAGGGAAGGATTAATTACGTTCCAGTGGTCTTCAGTGAGCTCTGAAACCTCATCAATCCATAGCCAATCAAGTCCCTGTCCACGTCCCTGATCGGGATGCTCTAGAGTCTGAAAGTGGATTAAAGAACCATTCCTAAGTCGAAGGTCAAGATACTCTGCATTCCAGTTCTCAATCCAGTCTTCGGGGATTAGTTTTTGGAAAGCTGGAATTACGTATCTATGCAATTTCGGGTTGGTAGGCGCACACGCCCAACCAACAGTGTTATTAATTGAGGCTTCCTCAGTTCCAGCGATGGAACCACAAAGTGACTTACCAAACCGGCGTCCCGCAATAGT